GGTTTGTGGCATGCTGGTAGTTATGATCCACACGATTTCTTGGGACGACTAATAGGTGATAAACCTTGGGTAAGACATGCTGAACAAAGCATGTTTGAAACTTATGATGATAACTTTTTTGCAACAGACTTTCATATAGATATATTTAAAAAAGCATTTGCTTTTGAGCCATATGGTTATATTCAGAATGACTCAAAATTTAACCGTGTAGGTTGGCCTATGGAGTATATGCACGATACATTAAGTCCATATAAAGGTATGCAGAAAAGAAATCTTATTTTGTTTCCACACAGAATTGCTCCTGAAAAACAACTAGATATATTTTTAGATCTTAAAGAAAGATTGCCACAATATGAATTTGTTGTATGTCAAGAAAGAGAACTTGATAAAAATGAATATCATAATTTACTAGGTGAAGCAAAGCTAGTTTTTAGTGCTAATCTACAAGAAACACTAGGAATAAGTTGGTATGAAGGTGCTTTGGTAGGAGCATTACCAATGGTTCCAGATAGACTAAGTTATTCTGAAATGGCTTTACCAGAGTTCAAATATCCTAGTGTATGGACTGAAGATTTTAACAGTTACAGAAACAATAGAGACAAAGTTGTTAACCAGGTAGTAGAGTACATGGAACATTATGATGACTTTTTAGTTGCGTTGGAAAAACAAGTTACAAAACTAAACAAGGAATATTTTTCCGGCAAAAAACTGTATGAGGCAATATGAAATGGCAAAAGATGAAGAAACTTTTACAATAACACTTAACAATGAACCAATATCAATTGGTGATGTAGCCTATTCAGATCACAGTGATTCTAGTTATACAATTACACTAGATGATACTTCTTTAGCTGAGCCTACATATATAACAGAAGACAATTTGGTTTTTGATGTAGGTTCAATGCCAACATCTTTGGATCAACATAAAATTGAAAGAATGTGTGAACATTATCCTGCTCTTGCAAAAAGTTGGAGAGAGTTTAAAACATTTTATGATCTTGTAAAAGATGATTTCGACAGTAATGTGGAGGAAGACAATGAAATTCCTTTCTAATTTTATGGAAAGTATCGGAAGACGTAGAGTAATTACTGATAGGAGCGGAAAAGTACCTTATCTTATCCGTTACTATCTTTTTTTGAAAGAACGTAAAACATTTCCTTTCAATATTACACTACACAAAGTTCTTGTAAGTGACGAACCTAAATTGCATGATCATCCTTGGAATTGGGGTGCTATAATACTCAAAGGTGGGTATTATGAACACACACCAGAAGGAAAATTTTGGCGTGGTCCAGGACACGTAAGATTTAGACGAGCTGAAGATTTGCATTGGTTAGAACTTAAAAAAGATGCACAAGGCAATGAAATACCTTGTGTAAGTATTTTCTTTATGGGTGTAAAAAGAAAAGAATGGGGATTTGTAAACAAAGGAAAATGGATTCATAATTCTATATACTTAGGAGGCAAATAATTGCAACATACTGTAGAACAACTTATAAAAAAAATTAATGCAATGCACGATAAAGCAATAGAATTACATAGAGAAAGAAACAAATATAGCAAATTATCTGGCAAAACTTATGATAAACAAGTCTGTAATCATATGTTAGAACAGATACAACAAATGGCTTTAGAAATTGCCTATGATAAACAAGGTGATGAAATAAAGACAGAAATGGAATATAAAAATGATTAAGAAAAAATTTTACAGTTGGCAAGACGTAGAAAAAATGTGCGTTGAAATTGTTAATAAGATGTATGCTGATTGTTGGCGTCCAGATTATATTGTAGGTATTACACGTGGCGGTAATGTACCTGCTACTATTATTAGTAACATGACTGGGATCCGTTGTGAAGCATTAAAAGTGAGTTTACGTGATGATAGCGGACACGGAAGTGAAACAAACTGTTGGATGGCTGAAGATGCATTTGGTTATAGCGATGGTAGAAGTTATCCTAAGGCACGTAAAAATATTCTTATTGTGGATGACATTAATGATACTGGTGCTACTTTCAATTGGATTAAAAAAGATTGGCAAGACGCTTGTATACCAGATAGTGAAGCATGGGAAGATATTTGGGGTGAAAATGTTCGTTGGGCAGTGCTAACTGATAATGTATCATCCGAGTTTGAACACACAGTATCTTATAGCTGTGACGAAGTTAACAAAGCAGAAGAGGATGTATGGTTAGTATATCCTTGGGAGAATGTAGGTGAATATCATGCGTGATGATCTTATGGTGCAACAGCAAGTAGATAACAGTTGGCAACATATGGTTGGTGTTATCTGTCTAAATCAAACAGGAAGAAAACAAGTAAAAAGTGTTCTTCCTATCCTATTTGGTATTTGTCCCACACCTGTACATTACCTAAATACAACACCTGACACAATCAAATCTATAATCAAACCATTAGGTATGGTTAATGTTAGAGAAAAAAGACTGCGTCGAATGAGTTCAGACTATCTAACATGGGACGGTGATGATGCAACACAATTATATGGTATTGGAAAGTATGGATCTGACAGTTATGAGTTATTTTATAAAAACACTGTGCCTGAAAATATAGGTGATCATGAGTTAAAAAGATATGTTGAAGAAGAATTTTATGCCTAAAATAGAAAGAAAGAAGATAGATAAAAGTTTACACTGGACAACTTTTTATAGTGAAAAATTACTTCTTGCAGTTATAGGAGCTCTCACGATGTTTGCCGCAGGAACGGATGTTTACGAAATGGTACTGGCAATGCATGTAGAACTTGGAGATCTATTTCTTCTATTCATCTATGCAGAAATTATAGGAATGGTTGGTGCATTTTATATTAGCAATAGAATACCTGTTACACTGCCAATTATTATTGCAATGACCGCCCTTTGTAGATTGATTGTACTGCATTCAAAAGAAGCAGATCCTTGGATGCTTATAGCAGAAGCAGGTGCTATTGTTTTACTAGGTGGTGCGGCTTATATAATGAGCTATAAGGATAAGTTAAGTTTGGAAAAAGATAAGATAAGAAATGAATAAAGAAACGATTGAACCTATAAAACAAAAGCTAGATGAAAAAATCAAAGCTCTAAACAGCAGTCGTGTCTATAAAAAAGTTACACCTAAAGGTGATTTATCTTGGTATGTAAAATGGGTGGCAAGTGCATTTATTTTAGTAGCAGTGGCGGCAAGAAGTGTTGGTACAATACCGTTGATTGATTTGTATTTTAGTTTGGTTGGTACATTAGGATGGTTTTGGGTAGGTATGCTTTGGCATGATAGAGCCCTTACCATGTTGAACGGTGCATTAGCAACCATACTACTTATAGGTTTATTTAATTTTTATTTTGGAATATAGTATGCAAGGACCTTGGACAGATATTGTAATAGAAACTAGAGACTACACTGTTTACAGAGATGGATATCCTGTTACAGAAGGACATATTCTTTTTGTTCCTAAAGAACAAGATTGGGAACATTTAAGTAAGTGTTATAAGGCAGCATACGCATGGGGCTATGATTGGATGCAATCAGGTTACTGCGATGCTTTTAACTTAGGACAAAACTGTGGAGAGGCTGCAGGACAAACTGTAATGTGGCCCCACGTACATTTAATTCCACGTCGCAAAGGTGACATGGATGACCCACGCGGCGGCGTAAGACACGTAATACCAGAAAAGGGAAACTATAAACAAAGGAGACTTATGGTGAAGGAACAGTTAATACAAGCGGCTAAGCAACATGCCGAAGCAGAAATTCAGTTGCATAAAACGAACATTAATGTTTATATGGAAAAGGTTGTAGGTATCGGTGAACATTCCGATATTATTGAAACTATCCAAAAAGAATTGGATAAAATGGCCGCTGCAGATGATCGTTTAGAGATGTTGAACAAGTATTTTGGATAATTTACTTGACAAAAACCTAAATATATCATATAATATAAACATGATGAGAGACATCCTCGTCTATAACTCGGAGAAGAAATTTGACAAAAAGTAAAGAACTAAAACAACGCCTTGAAGAATTAGGAGTGCGTTATTGGGCAGGTGATAATATATCATATGTTATGCAAAAAGGTGACAAGGAAGCTCTTATTGAAGAACTTACACCTAAGTTTGAGAGCGTCCTTGAAAGCCTGTGCATTGATATTGTGAATGATCCTAACAGTATGGACACTGGTAGACGTCTTGCAAAGATGTATATCAATGAACTTATGGCAGGACGTTATGATCCAATGCCTAACGCAACTGCATTTCCTAACCATGTGGATGACGGTTACAAGGGTATGCTAGTTGTAAGAAGCGAACTAAAGAGTATGTGTTCGCATCATCATCAGCCAGTTAACGGTGTAGCATACATTGGTATTATTGCCGCTAACACACTTATTGGACTTTCTAAGTATACACGTATTGCACAGTGGTGTGCTAGACGTGGCACACTGCAAGAAGAACTTAACAATGTTATTGCGAATGAAATACAAAAAGCAACTGGTTCTGAAAACGTAGGTGTATACATTCAAGCAACACATGGTTGCTGTGAAAACAGAGGAATTGGCGCACACAGCAGTCTTACACAGACAACTGTACTACGTGGTGCGTTTGGTGAAGATCCAAGTACTAAGAAAGAGTTCATGGACAATATCAAACTACAACAGCAGTTTGCATGTGGAGCATAATATGAAACTTAGATATTCAGAAGCGTTTTATAGTGTACAAGGCGAAGGCAAGTTTGTAGGAGTACCAAGTGTATTCCTACGTACCTTCGGTTGTAACTTTCGTTGCATGAACTTTGGTACAGATGAAACAAGAGACAGATGGGAACAACATAAAGCAGGAAAAAAACATAATGCAGAAGTTAAGGCACTAATAGACGCTGGTGTACATAAAGATACAAAAGAGTTTAATGATTTGCCTATTATACATACAGGATGTGATACTTATGCAAGTATCTATCCTGAATTTAAACATTTTAACATGCTGAAAGAAGTAGATGAAGTTGTCGAGCATCTTCTTTCGTTGTTACCAGAAGGCAAATGGACAATGGACAATGGTCAAGACATACATTTGATCATGACCGGTGGAGAGCCTTTATTAGCGTGGCAGAAGCTCTACATCGAGTTATTTGAACATCCACGCATGAAGGACTTAAAAAATGTTACATTTGAAACAAATACTACACAAACATTACACGAAGACTTCTTCAACTATCTTAACGATCATAAAAGAATTTCAGTCACGTGGTCATGTTCCCCAAAACTTTCAGTTTCAGGAGAACCTTGGGACACTGCTATTAAACCTGATGTCGCTCGTGAGTATAGCAATGTTGACGGTAGTGACATTTATTTCAAGTTTGTTGTCGCTACTAATGATGATTTCGATGAAGTTACTAGAGCTGTTCAAGAATATAGGAATGCAGGGATTGAATGTCCAGTATATCTTATGCCGCTTGGAGGACGTTCGGAAGAGTATAACCTCAATGTTAAGGAAGTCGCCGAAGCATGTATGGAGCGAGGTTGGCGCTTCACACCAAGACTCCACATCAGCCTATTCGGAAATGCCTGGGGAACTTGATAAAGATATGAAATACAAAAATAAACAACATGAAAAGGCAATGAAGGCAGAAATAAACAAATCAGATCTTGACCAAGAGTTAAGAGAGAAAGGATTAATATGAATTGGGACAAACTCAAAAAGGCACTAGGTGTACAGCCTAAAATTACAGAAGAAAAAAAAGAAATTCCTGTAGAAGAGCAAAGACGAGCTATTTTACAAAAAGAGAAAGACCAAGCTACTGCTGAAGGCAAACCCTGGGTTGGTGTACTTGATACACAAGTAAATCCTGAAAATATTAAAAATGGATTTTTTGAACTTGATTGGAATAATGAATTTATTGAGCAACTAGTTGATGCAGGATATTCAGGTGAAACTAACGAAGAAATTGTAAATGGTTGGTTTAGAACTATTGCAATACAGATTTTGGAGGAAGAAGGACTTGACACACAGCGAGAAATCGGGTATATTAATGTTAAGCCTATAGACAAAGACAAATCAGAGGTAAGCTAATGAAAGGAATAACAGTTATTTTTCTCGCTACATTGTTATATACAGGCGACCCTCAGAAAACAGAAAATCTTTACAGTTGGCAAATAACTTTTCAATCCTATGATCAGTGCAAATTATTCTATAATGAATACCAAGCTGATATACTAAACGGCCTATTAGATCATGGAACAAAAAAGTTTGGAAAAATAGAAGTAGATTATTTGGCCTGTGCAGAAGTAGAGTTAGATTTCAATAAGAAACATCTTAAAGTACTAAGCCAAGTAGAAATGTATAAAAAAGGTCAATAGTGTTTTGGAAAATAAGTTGACACAAATAGAATACTTTGGATTATTAGAAGGCATGCAAGGACAAACAATGCCGTACGAGCTAGATTGCCTTGTACAAGAGCCAGTGCCTGCACTAAAGTATTTACGAAGTCTAGCAGAATTAAAAAGCCTTATGTGTCCTGTAGTACAAGACTATCTGCAAAATGTATTTGTAATTACAAGTCCATTAGATTGGACTATACGAAGATTAGATGATAAAAAATTTGAAATTTTAAATGACAAAAAAGGAAAACCTTTAAATGGTTTTGTGCAAATAGGTGGTGCAGAACCAGGTTTATTATACGGACAACCTATGATACATTTTAATTTACAGTATCATTTTATTACAAAACAGCCAGATGTGATAATGGAAGTATTAGATGTGCCTTTGGTAGATATTCGGTTGCAAAATGTTATAGGTGAGTATAATATTAGTAAATGGATACATCCTACAAACTTTTGTTTTTTTATGAGTAAAGATGTAGATACAATAAGTTTTAAACGTGGTGACCCGTTAATGGCTGTAAAATTTAGAACAAACAACAGAGTAAAACTAACAGAAGTGCTTGATTCAGATAGAAGAGACAAAATAAGAGATGAAGCACAACGTGGCATGAGTATAAAAGATTATTATCCTAAAATCCCCCTAAAACAAAGTTTTGAACTGTTTACAAAAAGAATGAGGAATCTTTGGCAATGAGTACATATATCCTTGTAGATACTGCAAATACATTTTTTCGTGCAAGACATGTTATAAGAGGCGATTTGACTACAAAAATCGGCATGGCTTTGCATATTTCTCTTAACAGTGTGAAAAAAGCATGGAATGATTTTGACGGTAGTCACGTTGTATTTTGTTTAGAAGGGCGTAGTTGGCGTAAAGACTTTTACGAACCTTACAAAAGAAATAGAAGTGATGCTAGGTCTGCACTGACTGAAAAAGAACAAGATGAAGACAAACTGTTTTGGGAAACATTCGATTTGTTTAAAGAATTTGTTACAGACAAGACTAACTGTACTGTCCTACACAATCCTGTACTAGAAGCAGACGATCTTATTGCAGGTTGGGTACAAGCACATCCTAATGACGATCATGTTATTATTTCAACAGACGGCGACTTTGCACAACTTATTGCACCTAATGTAAAACAGTATAATGGAGTAAGCAATACAATTATCACACATGAAGGATACTTTGACGATAAAAAACGTAAGCCTGTTTTAG